ATGTAATATCGATAACGATATCAACACACAAGAGACCCTTCGGGGTCTCTTTTTTTGTTAAATACAGGTAGTAATTAGATCTGTATGAACGGCAGGCTTGACAAAGTGGCGATGACCGCTTATATTATGAAGATGAAAACAGGTCTTCATGACGAATCGTGGTATCCTGAATGGGATGAACGACAACGTGGAGCAGCTCAAAGAATTCTCACGAATGTCTTGGAGCGACTCGACGAGTACTGGCAATAGGAGGTTAATGGATAAACATGATATCCCCATACTAGGAAATTTTTATACTAAGGCAGAAGTAGATACGATGATAGCAGATGCCTTAGCAGAAGCACGTGCTATAGATGAAGAGTCTATGAGGAAGCACAATAGGGATGCGACTATTATTAGTATGATCTTAGGCTTTACTTGCCTAGCATTATTTTTAGACGGACTGTTAAGAATTTTAGGAATCATTCCTCCATTCATGGGTTTAGATGTAAACGTTATAGATGATCTAACTGAAAGGATAGAGAATGATATTATACCAAACATTGAAAAGTATAAGGCATATATACCACGGATATAAATATGTTAAGCAAGGACTATAGGCTTAGACTGTCTATTATTGCCTGTAAGACTCGTCTTAACAGGGAAGTTAGTCTAGATGATAGGATTTGGGCTCAGAAATTAGTTGAGCATAACAGACATGCCAGAGGAATCTGGGAGAGATTAACTTATGACTACTTGGAACAAACAAATAGAGAATAGAAACTTCCTATCACCCATAGGATTTAAGTTTGTGCTTGCTAGGTATCCCAAGGTGGCATACTTTGCTCAGACTGCTAATATTCCTAGCATGAATCTGAATATTCAGAATCAACCTACACCATTCAGGGGTTTACCAATGGAGGGATTCATAGATTATGAGCCCCTTAACTTAACATTCTTAGTCGATGAAGATTTAGAGAACTATCTAATATTACACAACTGGATACGTGCACTAGGTACTCCTGACGGAGGCAACGAAAGGACAGAATTTAGATTAAAGATGCAGCAGTTGTTTGGTAACAATGATCTCTACGCTGATGCTACCTTAATGGTATTGAATAGTAACTTCCAACACAACTTTGATGTTGTTTTTGAGGATCTGATACCAACAGGGTTGAATGCTTTGGAGTTTAATGCTACAGTAGATGGTACTGAATACGCTATGGCACAAGTATCCTTTAGATATTTGGCAATGCAGATCAGGACTAAGGAAGATACCAAACGCAACAAACAACTCGATTAATGAAGGGTTACACTAAGGAGATGGTCAAGGAGCTCTTAGGATCTTCTTGGCCTACTATTGATCCAAACCATGAGACTGGCAATCAGTTAAGAAAAAGAATAGGTAGAGAGATAAGAGAAGGTAAGAGACCTAAACCCACATTCCCATCAGCAGAGTCAAGGTCAAAGTTACCTAACTTTGATGAGAATGGAAAATACATATACCCTGAAGGTAGTGGGTTTAATTATAGGCAATGGTTGTTAGATCATCCCGATTCCACAGAAGCAGGAACATATGGAAGTAAAGTATCATGAATCTAGAAAAAATTGAGGAGTTGTGGGCAAAGGATGCTGAGGCATTCTACGACCACAGGGAGTTACCAGAGTTGCTTGCCAACGATAGTATGGAAACACCCAGACTACATGCAAAATATTTGCAATTATATAATGAATTTAAACTTATGCTCTCAGATGCAGAGACTAAGTACGTCAAATTATATAAAGAGAAGTGGTTATATTATAACGGTAAGGCACCTGCCACAGTATATGCAGAGAAACCTTTTGATCTTAAAGTATTGAAGGGTGATCTTGATATGTTCATTGATAGTGATGAGGATGTATGCCGAGCCAAACAGAAAAAAGACTACCTAGAAACTTGTATAAATTCTATTGATAGGATACTTAAACAGATCGACGCACGTGGGTTTGCTATTAAGAATACTATCGAGATTGTCAAGTATTATGGTATTAGATGAATTACGGAAAACTATATCAAGTTGCCGAGTTTAAAGACGAGACAGTTGATAAAATTAATGAAATCATATCATCTAGTAAATTGACATGGGAGACAGGTGTACTCCAAAACAATGAGTTATCAGAAACTAGAAAGACTGATATCGCATGGTTGGATGATCCAGAGTTACTTGAAGGGATGTTGTCTATGGCACTAGAAATCAACCATGTATGTGGTTGGAATCTTAATATAGATTCAGTAGAGCCAATACAACTAGGACACTACGGTGTAGGTGGTTTTTATGACTGGCATTTAGATCAGCATAATACTATTACTAATCCCAAAGGTACCATAAGAAAGATCAGCATGTCATATATGTTGAATGATGATTATGAAGGTGGAGAATTAGACATAGAGATAAGAAAACCAGGTGATAAGGGTGGTCGTCCTCGCTACGACACATTCAAACCCCAGCCTGGTGTTTCTGTATTCTTTGAATCCACTGCATATCATAGAGTAAGACCTGTAACCCAAGGAACACGTAAATCATTGGTGGCTTGGTTTAATGGACCTCCGTATAAGTAAAAAGAATGAAGTATTTCTTAAGGTAGAGGGTGAGCAACACATCCATAAGGAGTTGAGCGAACACTTTTGCTTTGAAGTACCACACGCAAAGTTTACACCAGCATTTAAACGCAGAGTCTGGGACGGTAAGATACGTTTGTATTCTCCTGGTACTGGTGAGTTATATGTTGGTCTCTATGATTATCTTACAGATTATCTAGAGCAGAAAGGCTACAGATATGAGGTCATCGAAGATAAATATTTCGGTAGACCAGACGAGGTAGATGAGAATGTTACACCTGAAGGCACAGCAGCTTTTATTCGTTCTCTTAGGCTTCCATTTAGAATCAGGGATTACCAGCTCCGAGGAGTTTACCAAGCGATTAAATTTCGTCGCAAACTTTTACTATCCCCCACGGGATCAGGAAAGTCCCTCATCATCTACTCCCTAGTAAGGTGGCACTTACTTAAGAAGAGGGAGATATTAATCATTGTTCCTACTATCTCTCTTGTAGAACAATTGTATAAGGATTTTATAGATTATGGTTGGAATGTCGGGCATTATTGTCACAAGATAGTTGGTGGAGAAGAGAAGTATGTTGATAATCCAGTCGTTATTAGCACTTGGCAGAGCATTTATAAGGAACCCAAGAAGTTCTTTGAACGTTTTGATGTCATTATCGGGGATGAAGCACATCTGTATAAAGCTAAATCACTCACAGGTATCCTTACGAAGTGCCATGATGCGAAGTATAGGGTTGGATTAACAGGTACTCTAGATGGTATGGAGACACACCAGTTAGTCCTTGAAGGACTATTTGGTAGGGTTGATAGGGTAACGAAAACCGTAGACCTAATGCAGGAGGGACATCTCACACCTCTTAAGGTGCGGATATTACTACTCAAACATGGTTGGGTACCCTTCGATTACTATCAACAGGAGATGGAATATCTATGTATGCACACCAAACGTAGTAATTTTATCACAAATCTGGCACTAGATCTACAGGGTAACACTCTGGTACTCTTTAATTACATAGAGAAACACGGAGAACCACTGTGGGAAATGCTAAATAGTAAAGTAAATAAGGACCGCAAGGTCTTTTTTATTCATGGTGGTGTAGATGCTGTTGAAAGGGAAGAGGCTCGTAACATTTGCGAAACTCAAAAAGATGCTATAATATTAGCATCATACGGAACTTTCTCAACTGGTATCAACATTCGTAACCTACACAATGTTATCTTCGCATCTCCTAGTAAGTCTAGGGTAAGGAATCTCCAGTCGATTGGTAGAGTATTAAGGAAGGGTGACAATAAAGCACAGGCAGTATTATATGATATTGCTGATGACTGCTCTAAAGGTACCCAATATAACTATACCTACAAGCACCTCGTAGAGAGGATGAAAATATATGATGAAGAGAGTTTTGATTATGAGATAACTAAAGTCAACTTAAAGAAATGACTATCAATTATATTAAACATGAGCAAGAATTTTATGGTGTGATAAAGCTGAGGTCTGGTGAAACCATCCTCGGTTCAATGATAGCGTCTGAAGATGATAGGATGCCAGGTTTAACACAGTTCTTTGTGTCAGATCCTGCTACACCTCAGACACACCAAGTTGAGAAGGAAGGACAAGCAGGACTAGCAGTAGGTTTAATAAAGTGGATGATGTTTTCTGATGAAGATTTCTATATGATATCTGAAGAAGACGTTTGCACTGTCGCACCTATGTCTATGGAATCCGTACTCATGTATAAACTATGGGTAAGGAAAGAGAAGGGTGGTAATAAAACTGATATAGAAATCCCAGTCAATCCTGGAATGGGATATGTAGGTAAGGTATCTGATGCAAGAAAGAAGTTAGAAGATTTCTGGAAACGTACTCAAGCTTGACACCGTTACCTTAATCAAATATAATGAACTCAGGTGAGTTAATCATATGGCAAATGTAATGGCTTCTAAAAGGAAACAACATTACGTTGATAATAAAAAGTTCCTGGAAGAGATTACTAAGTATCGTCAGGAAGTTGATTCAGCGAAATTAAATGA